GGTGACAAAAAAGACACTGCTGAAGAAGAAGGTGTAGAAGACTACAAGAAAAAGCTAAAAGAAATGGAAGCTAAACTTGAAGAAGCTTACGCTGCTATCGAAACCGTTAAAACTGATCTAAACGAAGTTAATTTGTTAAATGCTAAATTACTTTACACTAACAAAATCTTTAGAGCTAAAAACTTAACCGAATCACAAAAAGTAAAAGTATTGGCAGCATTTGACAAAGCAGCTACTACTAAAGAAGCTAAATTAGTATTTGAAACATTATCAGAAGGATTAAATGAAAAGAAATCATCTGTTAACGAATCAATGATTGGTGGTGCTTCTAAAGTAGCAGGTATTGCTCCAACAAAGAAACCAATTCTTGAAATAAACGACCAATTTGCTAGATGGCAAACATTGGCAGGTTTAAAAAAATAATTTTAACAACAACTAAAAAAACAATTTAAAAAAATGTCACAAGTAAATCAATTACTCGAATCGGCAGCTGGATCTTGGAAAAATCTCCAATCTGATGCTGCTAAATTAGCCGGAAAATGGGCTAAAACAGGCCTTTTAGAGGGCTTAACCGAGCATGATAAAAATAACATGTCAATCATGTTAGAAAATCAAGCTAAACAATTAGTAACTGAATCAAACCAAATCTCTTCAAACTCTTCATTCACTTCAGGTGGACAAGGTGAGAACTGGGCTGGTATTGCATTGCCTTTAGTAAGAAAAGTATTCGGTACTATCGTAGCTAAAGAATTCGTTTCAGTTCAACCTATGAACATGCCTTCAGGACTAGTGTTCTTCTTAGATTTCCAATATGGTAACTCTAAGACTCCATTTACTGCAGGTCAATCATTGTATGGTAATCGCGATACATCTTCTCAATTCCCATTCTCTACTCCAGCTGCTGAAGGTGGTTTATATGGTGGACCAGAAGGTCGTTTCACTTATGCTACCAACAACTTCTCAAGTTCATTATTTAGAGTTACTTCATCTGCAAACGGTGGTGCTTCTCCTATCACTACAGGTAGTGCTGCTGCTCTTATAGATGCAACATGGGCTGAAGTAAATTTTGATTCTGATTACTCTGCTTCTGCAGCTGATGGTCAAATTACAAAATTAACTATTTCTGCTTCATTCTTACCTGCATTTGATCAAGATGCAGTTCGTGGATTTGTTGCTTCTGGTTCTGGGGATGGTGGTGTTGCAAATCCTGCAAACCTATTATCTGCATTTACTACTTACAATTACACAGCCGGTACTATTTCTTTCTTCTATACTGCTTCTAAAACTTATTCAGCAGTAGTTAATGGTGAAGCTCAAGTAACATACCAAAGATCAACTTCACAAGACGGTATCAACGTTACTTCAGGTAACAACCAAGCTGTTGCAATTGGTGGTAACCAATCAGGTCGTGGTGATTTTGAAGCTTCAGGTTCTTTCTCAGTACCTAACGCTGCTTCTGCTACTCAAATCGTTATCCCTGAGATCAACGTTAGAATGCAATCACAACCTATCACTGCTAAAACCAAGAAATTGAAAGCAGTATGGACTCCTGAATTTGCACAAGATTTAGCTGCTTACCAAAACATCGATGCAGAAGCTGAATTGACTAACATTATGAGCGAGTACATTTCAATGGAAATTGATTTGGAAATCTTAGATATGTTAATCGAAGATGCAGCTGCTGATACGGAATACTGGTCAGCTATTAACAACACGGTTTACGATCCATCAACAACCTCATTTGTTACTTCAGCTGCAGGTTTCTACAACACACAAGGTCAATGGTTCCAAACTTTAGGTACTAAAATCCAAAAAGTATCTAACAAGATCCATCAGTTGACTTTACGTGGAGGTGCTAACTTCATCGTTACTTCTCCTACAGTAGCAACTATCTTGGAATCAATCCCAGGATTCGCTTCTACTTCAAATGGCGAAGCTGACCAAATGGAATACGCTTTCGGTGTACAGAAAATTGGTACAGTTAACGGTCGTTACAAGGTTTACAAAAACCCTTACATGACTGAAAACTT